GCGGTCAATGTATGTGACTCTATTGGTCATGCCATAGAGGATGAATGTCAGATGAGATACTACGAGGACGCAGCTCCAGCTCTATTACAAACACTCAAGAATAACTATTGGCATAAGTCCAAAGGTACCCAACAAAAGCTTGTATCAATACAGACTCTAATGAATAAGTCTGATGTTGATAACTGGCAATCATGGGACAGATCTATTCGTGTTAAGCTAGGAGGCTGGTTATTAGACTGTATCATGGAATCAAGTGGATGGTTCTATAGACAGCCCATCAGAGAGGGACGTAAGACCACTGTGTACGTTCTACCTAGCCCTGAGTTCTTGGATATCAAGGATGAAGTAATGGACAATGCAGAGCTATTTAGCCCACTTGCATGGCCTATGCTCATACCTCCAAATGACTGGGGAAGGGATGGTACTGAAGGTGGATATATACTTAATGAGGTCATGAAAGGTCATGATCTTGTACGAAGGGGAGACCGCCACCGTATACAGGGAGAAACACCAGTTGAGTTCTTGAATAAGATTCAGAAGGTCGGGTACAAATTAAACCCATTCATAGTGGATGTTGCTAAGCATCTTGAAGCTAGAAGAATTAGTGTAGGAAAATTCCTTCCTGTTATGGATTACGATCTACCTCCTAAACCTGTAGATATAGCAGATAACACTGAAGCTCGTAGAGAGTATAGGCGTAAGGCTGCTGAAGTAATGAATAAGAGAGCTCAAGAAGTCAGACGCAGTTGTAGAACTCGAATGACTATGAAGGCGGTAGATAGGTTTAGAGATAGAGAACGGTTCTATATACCGTGGTCTTTCGACTACCGTGGGAGGGCATATCCTATCCCAGCTTTCTTAACACCTCAAGATACAGACTTTGGCAAGGCACTTATTACCTTCGCTGATTCTGCACCAGTAACTCACGATGCAAACAAATGGCTTGCGTTTCAGGTTGCAACTACTTATGGTCTGGATAAAGATACATGGGAAGTCCGTCAAAGTTGGGTTAAAGCAAACCATTGCCTCATTACAAGGATCGCTAGGTTTCCATTAGAAGAACTACCCAATTGGGAAGTAGCTGATGAACCGTGGTTATTCCTTGCGGCATGTGAAGAATATTATCATTGTGTCATCAAGCAAGATCGTAAGACTACGAGATTATGTGTGAGCACCGATGCCACCTGTTCTGGACTCCAGATTTTGGCTGGCTTGGCACGAGATAAGAGTACAGCTAAACTTGTTAATGTATTACCTAGTGATAAACCACAGGATGCTTATAGAGTTATAGCTGAACATTCTAAACCTAACATACCTGAATACTTACATAATATATGGGATAGATCCCGGGTCAAGAGAACCGTGATGACTATACCCTACAATGCTAAACCTTTCTCTAATCGTTCGTACATTAGGGACGCATTAAGTGAGGGTGGTATTGAGATAAATAAAAATGATCTCACAATCGTTGTTGCTGCTGTGCGTCAAGCTATGAATGAAATAGTTCCTGGCCCTATGGCAGTAATGAAATGGATAGAGACTGAAGTAGCTAGTGCTATTAAGGATGGAGCTACACATTTAGAATGGGTCACACCATCTGGATTTGTTGTAGTCCAACGCTTAATGAAGCGACAAGTAGAGACTATTGACCTTAAGTTATTAGGTCGTTGTCGTCTCAGTGTAGCTACTACTGAAGGCAATAAGATAGATAGGAATAGGCACAAGGCAGCTACTGCCCCCAACCTAATCCATTCACTGGATGCTAGCTTGCTACATCTAAGTGTTAAACGGTTTGATGCACCTATAGCATTGATTCATGACAGTGTACTAAGTCGTGCCACAGATATGGGAATCCTTGCTACAATAGTAAGGGAAACATATATGCACTTATTTGCTGAACATGATTACCTAACTGACTTTGCTTCTCAAATAGGAGCGAAGACTGACCCACCGATTATTGATGATCTTGAACCATCATCAGTAATTGACTCAACATATTTCTTTTGTTAAATGCACCATTATTCACTATTCGATACCTTTTTCAGGCCACCTACTATACTTGTTGTCTCAGAAGAGAGACTTAAGCAAGCAGAGAGGGAGCAAAAGAGAAAGCAATTAGAGACAGTCGATACTAGACTGACTGAATTAAGAGAGTATCGTCAAGAGCTTGCGAAAGAACTTGATAAACTCGAAGAGCCACAGTCACTTGAGGAGGCATTACTCGGTGAGTAGAACCATACACAAGACTGACAAACCAGTAACACTTGAAGGATTCCAAGCTGTACTATCACCTAGTAAGTTTGGTTATTCCCTTTCGGCTGTAGTTGACTCCAAGCTAGTCGATACATTAGAATCAGAAAGAGCTGATGTCCTTAAGTGGGCAGAGTCAAAATTGAAAAACCCTAAAAGATCCACGCTCAAGCCTGAGCCATGGGAAGAAGTCTCAGAGGGTAAGTATAAAGTTAAGTTCTCATGGAATGAGGACAATAGACCACCTGTTGTAGACACAGAAGGTACCCAAGTTACAGATGCAAAGACACCATTATACGCAGGATCTACGGTTAAGATTGGTTTCTATCAAAAGCCATATATCCTTAGAGATGGAGTTACCTATGGTAGTTCTCTTAAGTTGGTTGGTGTTCAAGTTGTCTCAATAAAAGGTGAGGCAGGTGTAGACACAGGTGACTTAGATGCTGATGCAGTAGCTGAGTTGTTTGGTAAATCATCTGGATTCAAAACAGCTGATCCAAATGTAACTCCCACCAATGAAACGGAAACCGAAGAAGAAGACTTCTAAATACAAATCAGGTTTAGAAGAACAAGTTGCTAAATTATTAGAAGGTCTTGGAGTATCCTATGAATATGAATCTTGTAAGATTCCTTATACCATCCAGCATAATTATCACCCTGATTTTATATTACCAAACCATGTACACCTTGAAGCAAAGGGATACTGGGATGCACCTGACAGGAGGAAGATTGCTGCGGTTAAGAAGGACAATCCCGATTTAGATTTGCGTATGGTATTTCAATCACCTTTTAATAAGATAAGTAAGGGAAGCAAAACAACGTATGCCAAATGGTGCGAGAAGCACGATATACCTTGGTGTGCTTTCCATAATATTCCACTCGACTGGTTAATATAATGACCGAGAACGAGTTTGTAAGGCATATACCTTGCGACAAATGTGGCTCATCAGATGGTAATAGTTTGTACTCTGATGGTCACACCTTTTGCTTTGTCTGTCATAATAGAACAGGCGGAGATAATGTTATTCACAATCGAATGTCCAAAGATGTCACTCTCAAAGGATCAGCCGAACGGCTGCAAAAACGAAACCTCTCTGAGAAAACTAACCAATTCTATAGGATATACAGAGATGGAGACACTCTACGCTTCCCATATTTTACAAGCGATGGAGTTCTTAAAGGAGTCAAGATAAAGAATAAAAAGAAAATTTTCAAGTATGAAGGCGAAACTACTGATACTCTCTTTGGTCAGCATTTATTTCCTAGTAGCGGTAAACGGATCGTTATTTATGAAGGTGAACTAGATGCTGCTAGCGGTTATGAAGCGATGTCTGGATGGCCTCATGTCTCTCTACCACATGGAGCGGCGAGTGCTAAGAAAGACGTACAAAAACAAATCCCATTACTACAGGGCTATCAAGAAATCGTACTCTTTTTCGATTCCGATGAGCCAGGTCGTAAGGCGGCGGAGGAAACGGCTAGCATCTTACCACCTGGCAAGGTCAAGGTCGCTAGGCTTGAAGGGTATAATGACCCCTCAGAGGCTTTACAAGCTAACGATGCTGAAGCGATACGAAAAGCTATATGGGACTCTCAGCCGTACCGACCTGATGGTATTATTGAGGGAAAAACGCTACAAAAATTAGTTACTACACCTATACCACCAGCTGATCATGACTATCCATTCCAAGGGTTACAAGATAAATTGCACGGGATTAGATATCAGGAGCTTACAACAATTACTTCTGGATCTGGCCAAGGAAAATCAACGTTCTGCCGTCAACTTGCAGTTAACTTACTTACCAAAGGAGTACGGGTTGGGTACTTGGCACTTGAAGAGTCAAATAGACGAACCGCACTTGGATTGATGTCCACAGCTGTCGGTAAAGCACTACACATAGGAGAACATGACCAATCAGAACTCGAAAACGATTTTCGTGATACCCTTGCTAATTGGAATCTCTACTTGTTTGATGGCTTTGGTTCTTTTGACCCGTCTGTGGTTTACAATAGGATTGAATACCTTGCCAGTGGATTGGAGTGTCGTGTTGTATTCCTAGATCACCTTAGTATATTACTGAGTGGTCTTGATGGAGACGAAAGACGCACAATCGATCAAACAATGACCAGATTAAGATCATTAGTTGAACGCACAGGAATATCATTGTTCCTTGTATCACATTTAAGGAGAACAGGAAATGATAGGACTTCGCACGAAGAAGGAGGTAAAGTGTCCCTCAGTCAACTCAGGGGATCTGCGGGAATCGCTCAACTTAGCGATCAAGTCATTGCCCTCGAACGAAATCAACAGTCCACAGATGAACGAGATATTGCGACTCTTAGAATTATTAAGAACCGCTATTCTGGTGAAACAGGCTTTGCAGGAAAAATAAAATTTGATTTAACAACCTCACGATTCACAGATTATGAAACTACGGAATCACCAATTTTCAACCCGTCCACGGATTTTTGAAGGTAGTGACTATGAACACCCATGGTATACATATTTGAATAAACCTAACCCACCATCGCAAGAAGCAATTGAAAAGGCCAAGTTTGAAGACAAAACATTCCGTTGGGACGGTGGTGTTCGACCTAGAAACAGACGGACTTCTAAATGATGCGACACGTATCCATTGCCTCTCAATTTATTGGGAGAAAGATGATCGAACTGAAACGTTTAATGATGAACCCTACACGGCTAATCCGAAAGATTTACCGATGGCTTCTAATCACTCCATTACTACAGGAATCGGTTGGCTCGAAGTGGCTGACGTTCTTATTGGTCACAATATCATCAGCTTTGACATACCTATTATTAAAAAGCTTTACCCTTGGTTTAATCCTAGGGGGACTATTGTTGATACTCTTTTGCTATCTAGGCTTTATCATCCGAATCTACTCGATATAGATAAGAACAGATGTTGGAAACATATGCCCTTACAATTATATGGTAGGCACTCACTTGAATCATACGGTTACAGACTGAATGAATACAAAGGGAACTTTGCAAAGACTACAGACTGGAAAGAATGGTCTCAAGAGATGCAAGACTACTGCGAACAAGATGTTGTAGTGACTAACAAACTATGCAAACATTTCCACCGTTACCTGACTGGGTAAAATTAGAACATCAGGTAGCTCAACTACTCACCCAACAAGAAATTCATGGATGGTATTTTGACGAAATATCTGCACGGAAACTTGAATCTACTCTCAGAACTGAGTATGAAACGACTACTCAGGTATTACGAGACAGGTTCCCTTTCGTTGCAGGACAGGAATTTACTCCTAAAAGAAATAACCGGAGCCAAGGATATGTCGAAGGGTGTCCATTTACCCGATTAAAAGAACTTAATCCCGTTTCTAGGGACCACATAGCATGGATACTTTCCACACATTGCAATTGGCAACCGTCCTCACTGACGAATTCAGGCAAGGCGGTTATAGACGAGACAGTATTAAAAGACATTGGAACGGATATTGCTCTACAATTTCTGACACTACTGGATCTGACGAAAAAGTTAGGGATGATATCCGAAGGCGTGAACGCATGGCAGAAGCTTGTTACGAAATCTAGGATACATCACCATTGTTCAGTAGCTACAGCTACATTTAGAGCAGCCCATCGATCTCCGAATCTCGGACAGGTACCTAGTGATGAAAGATTTAGAAAACTTTTCACTGCAAGCCCTAATCTCCACATGGTCGGGAGTGATCTTGCTGGTATTGAGCTACGGGTGCTCGCCTCTTATCTTGCAAGATGGGATGGAGGTAGGTATGCAGAAGTGCTTTTGCATGGTGACATACACCAAGAAAACGCTGACAAGATTGGCGTCTCCCGAAAACTGGTCAAAACAATTTCCTATGCATTCTTGTATGGGGCTGGAGACCAAAAACTAGGCTTATCATATGACAAACAACTATCTCCAGACAAGGCTAAAAAGAAAGGCAAAGAGATCCGCAAGGCTTACATCGATGCCATTCCAGGTCTTAAGAAATTACTGGAGGGAGTACACAAAGCTAGTGAGAGAGGTTATGTTCTCGGTATCGATAAAAGAAAGATATTAGTAAACTCTAAACATAAATCACTCAACTATTTAATCCAAGGATCGTCAGCAATTTTGGCGAAACGTTGGATGTTAATCACCAATGAACATATCAAAGAGATGGATCTATGCTGCCATCAGCTCGCTTTTGTTCATGACGAGTTACAGTTTGAATGTACACCAGAACATGTTGATGACCTCAAATCTCTTCTTGTTTTTTCCGCTGCTGAAGCGGGAGAGTACTACAAATTACGAATCCCAATAGCAGCTGAGTCCAGTAGTGGTCTCAATTGGGCAGACACCCACTAATTTATGAAAATATTATGTGATGCAGACTTCATCGTCTACAAATCATGTGCGGCAGCTGAAACTGAAATTGATTTTGGGGATGATGTTATCCTTGTCACTTCTCATTTTAGTGATGCCTACAAAGCAGTCAAACGAGAGATATCCAAGCTTCAAAACAAACTTGGCTTATCCTCAGAGATAATACTGTTCTTTTCCGACAGTGTAAATTTTAGGAAAAAAATTCTACCCGAATACAAGGGTCACCGAAATCGTAAGAAACCGTGTGGCTATAAACGTGTCATCAATGCTCTCCGAAAAGAGTATAAGGTTATTATTAAACCTACTTTAGAAGCAGATGACAGTATGGGAATTTATAGCACAAAATATCCAGGGAATATTATAGCTTCTCCAGATAAAGATATGCGACAAATCCCAGGCCAACTATATGATTTTAGTAAGACTTTCACAATCGATCCTAATGAAGGTGCTCGTTGGCA